GAAAACGGGAAATACACCGGCCTGAAAGCCCTGCTCACTGCGGAAGCGGTCACCGGCGTTAAGCCGCGTATTCTCGGCGTGCCGGGTCTCGATACCCTTGAGGTGGCGACGGCGCTCGCGCCGGTCTGCCAGAAGCTGCGCGCCTTTGGTTACATCAGCGCGTGGGGCTGTAAAACCCTTTCGGAGGCCATCGCATACCGCGACAACTTCAGCCAGCGTGAGCTGATGGTCATCTGGCCGGACTTTCTCGCGTGGGATACCGTGGCAAACACGACCACTACAGCCCATGCAACCGCACGCGCGCTGGGTCTGCGAGCCAAAATCGACCAGGAGCAGGGCTGGCATAAAACACTGTCAAACGTCGGCGTGAATGGCGCAACCGGCATCAGTGCGTCTGTCTTCTGGGATTTGCAGGAGCCGGGCACCGATGCCGACCTGCTCAACGAGGCGGGCGTCACTACGCTTATCCGAAAGGATGGTTTCCGCTTCTGGGGAAACCGTACCTGTTCAGACGATCCGTTGTTCCTGTTTGAGAACTACACCCGCACCGCGCAGGTTATCGCTGACACGATGGCTGAGGCGCATATGTGGGCGGTCGACAAACCCGTTACCGCGACGTTAATCCGCGATGTTGTTGACGGTATCAATGCCAAATTCCGCGAGCTCAAAACAAACGGGTACATCGTCGATGCGACCTGCTGGTTTGACGAAGAGGCCAATGATAAGGACACGCTCAAGGCCGGTAAGCTGCTTATCGATTACGACTACACGCCGGTTCCCCCTCTCGAAAACCTGACCCTGCGCCAGCGCATCACCGATAAATACCTGGCGAATCTGGTGTCCTCGGTCAACAGCAATTAAGGAGCCTGACTAAATGGCAATGCCCCGAAAACTCAAAATGATGAACGTCTTTTTAGACGGCTACAGCTATCAGGGGGTGGCAAAGACTGTCACCCTGCCAAAGCTGACCCGCAAGCTGGAGAACTGGCGCGGGGCCGGGATGAACGGCACGGCACCGGTTGACCTCGGCCTCGACGATGACGCGCTCTCGATGGAATGGTCTCTTGGCGGCTTCCCTGACGAGGTGATCTGGTCGTTCTATGCCGCAACCGGCGTTGATGCTGTACCGATTCGTTTCGCCGGTTCTTACCAGCGCGACGACACCGGCGAAACCGTGTCGGTTGAGGTGGTCATGCGTGGCCGTCAGAAAGAAATCGACAGCGGCGAAGGTCAGCAGGGGGAAGACACCGAGTCGAAAATCCCGGTTGTCTGCACATACTACAAACTGACGATGGACGGTAAAGAGCTGGTAGAAATCGACACCCTCAACATGATTGAGAAGGTGAACGGCGTGGACCGGCTGGAGCAGCACCGCCGAAATATCGGCCTGTAAAAATAAGCCGGTCAGCGATGCTGGTCGGTTAACTTCCCCTGATTCGAAGCGAGAAAATCATGACCAAAGAAAACGTTGTTACCCTGGAAAAACCGGTTAAACGTGGCGATCAGCTGATTGCGGAAATTACCCTGATTAAACCCAATGCCGGAACCCTGCGCGGCGTAAGCCTTGCCGCTGTTGCAAACTCTGAAGTCGATGCGCTGATTAAAGTGCTGCCCCGCATGACTGCCCCGATGCTGACCGAGCAGGAGGTTGCCGCGATGGAGCTGCCCGATCTCGTCGCGCTGGCCGGTCAGGTGGTCGGTTTTTTGTCGCCGAGTTCGGCGCGCTAGATTTCCCCCCCAAAATGTCGGTCGATGACCTGATGGCGTACGTGGCCGT